TGGTTCATGGCGTAAGCTTCTACATTTCCAATACCTGTATTAATGGTAGCAAATTCTGGAGCGTCTGTTGTATTAAGAGCTTGATTTATGTAATCAGAATACGTCCAGGAAGTTAAGTATGTACCATCATCTGTAATATCCGCAGCATTTATATCTGAAGGGTCACCGAGATTGTCCCAATAATCACTTGAATTTACGTTTAAATTAGCTTGTGAGTTTTCGTTATCCCACCATGTAGAACCATTTACGTTTAAATCTCCTTGACTTGTTTCTCCATCCCACGTAGTAGCTATACTTGCTGTTCCTGTCAAAGCTCCAGTGAAGGTATTTGCATAAACATTAGTCGCATATATTTTCTGAATCCATGTATGGTATAACCATGTTCCCGATTCTCCTAAATCATAAGTCAAATTAGTTGCAAATGTCACATTACCCGTCATAGTGCATCCAGCTAAAGCACAATAAGCTCCTGTTACCCATGATACAACTGAATTATTAAATACCAAATCTTGAGCGTCAACCCATATCTTCATTGTTGCGTTTACAGCTTGAGCATACGTTTTCATGGTTGCATTTACTACGAGAACATAAGTTGCCATTGTTCCATTGACAGCAAGTACATATGTTTCCATTGTGCTATTTACATCTGTAACATAAGTTGCCATGCTTGTATTATAACTTGTATCTTTACCATCTACATATTCCTTCATGGTACTGTTAACTGCAATAGCATACGTTCCAGAAGTTGTATTAACATCCAACACATAATCTTTCATAGTAGAATTTACAGCTAAAACATAAACAGCCATCGAATCGTTAATAACTTGATCCTTTGTGTCCATTGAAGCATTTAATGTAACTTCACTATAGTCGCTTACCTGAGATAATGTAATAGTGATGTTTGTCCAGTCTGAAGAATTTAAAGAACTAAAATATCCGTCATCCGCATAGACATCTAAAAATATACTGTCGGGAGTTGTGTGGTTAGCCCTCGATGTTCCATTTCGGTATTCACACACATAAAGAGGGAGGTGTGATAACGTAGAAAGATTGAGTGCTGCAAACCCAACCCCGCCAGCATCTGTTGTAATGGATTCACTTATTGATAGAAGGACGTTTGAACAATCGACAGTATCTGTGAAATTCCACACATAACCAAAATCAGAATCAGTGTAAGGGTCATCATTTACATCTATTGGCCTGACATAAGTATTAAGAGTTTTTTCTGCACTTACTCCAACAGTTAAGAGAATAAGCATAATCCCCAAAATTAAAATCATTCTTTTCATATTCATGCCCCCGTTATTATCCATTCAACCTCTATCTGATCTCCTAATCTGAGCGTATATGAACCATCTAAAACAACCTCATGAACCATAGTCCCAACCGTTGCGGCTGTAAATAAACCCGCTTTATATACTCCCGTGTGTGTTGCTGTCGCTGTCCATAAAGCCGTTAAAGTAACTATATTATCTGTTACATCGATGGTCGCCTGTTTTCTTGCAAGTCCGCCTGTTGTTATTTCGGATGCAAGAACAGTATCTCCAACCGCTGGATCGTCTGTATCAGTTGTAAGGGCTATATAATTAGCACCGTTTGCTCCCGGACTATCTGAATATCCCTGAGTGGCTAAAAAATTAACTCCAAGAGTTGTAAGAAGGTTTTTATTTTCTCCTTCGTGTTCTAGTTCATAACGCCCTCTTGTGCCTTCAATGACAACATTTCCGTAAGGGTCTTTTATGAATCTCCTTATTTTTACCTTTATTTCCCCGGGCACTAAACCACCTTTGCCGTTACAAGAAGTTTCACGTTTTCTGTAAATACAACGAATCCGTTCTGTGCTCCCACTCCTCTACCGTAATATATTGGTTGCGTTACTCCCGCCAATGCTTCTACATGTTCGATAAGTTCGCCTGTCGAGAAGTCGTAAACCTCAGCATAATAAGTAGTTGAAGAATCTGTGTTTGATACGCTTATCTGTCTGATTCTACATGATCCTGTTGTGTTTACACGCACGGGACCTTCGTATCTTAAATAAACTGTTTGTTTTTTACCTACACCTGCGAGGACATATTTAACAGCGTTCATTGTATTTCCATAATGAGCTATCATAAGAATTGTATCGCCTATCTCATAAGGAGTATCGCCTGTCATGTTCGCAAGGTCTATTGCAGCAAAACCACTTGAATTTGTAGACTCGCTGTCTGATGTTGTTTTCTTAGTACAGTTTCTGATAAGAATTGTTGCTCCTTCTTGAAGAGCACTTGCTTTACTATAAACCGTCATTTCAACTATGTATGGAACTATTGGCATTTAAATCTCCCTCCTAAACTATCAATTTTCCTCTTTCGTGTTTATATTTGGGGTTTCTATGAGTAGTCTGTGGGTCATGATACCCGACTCGACCATAATGAAGATGTTTCAATAATGTTTTATTTGTGCTTCTAAAAACCCTGAATCCTGAACCTACTGATAGATTCTCACCAAGTTTGTCTTGTAACTCTGTTTGTTCTTCTTTACTAAATACTTTCTTTCCAAGAAATATCCCAACTGCTCCGACTCCCGCAAGTAATGCTACTATAAGTTCCCATGAATATTCTTCTGCTGTTTCTGGGCATTCTTCACATATAACACATTCTTCACATTCACATGTCACGACTTCACAACATGAATCACAGTTCCCGTATGGTGTGATGTCTTTAGGACAGAACAACCCCGTTATATCAAAACTTACAAATATGATTGGTGTTTCTGTATTACTTACAAATGTGGCCGTGTGAACACATTCTGGATTATCTTTACATTCTGTTATTTGTATTTCAAACGTATCCCCATTACGATAACCGTCTGGATAGTTTGAAGCGTCTGACATAAACTCTCCGTAAGCGTTTGTGCGAACTATCTCATAATCAGAAGTTCTCACATTTGTTACTACAATCTCTATTCCAGCGACAGTTGTTCCTGAGACCTTTCCTGAAATTGGAAGAGGAAACATGAAAGCCGAAGCTGTCGTTGCCACCAATAATAATATTGTCGCAATTATCAATAATCTTTTCATATCATCACCTTAACTTACTATCCTCGTTCTATTCGTAGTTATATTTGCATCCACTATGTTAAGGACCGCATACCCTTTCGGGATTGTTATGTTTACCGCTGCCAAATCAAGACTAAATGGTACGCAATACTCACTATCTCTTAGACATGAATAAAATAAATCTGCATTCGTGTTGAGCCATGAACTATATGTTATGTTTCTAAGGGTTGTGTTATCAATATATGTTCCATTATATGTTTGTGCCCAAAGTGTCGTATTAAGCGTTGTTGCCGAGAATAAACCCATTATATTCCATCCCCCTGTATAAAGACTCGCATTCTCTAAACCTGCCTGAAATGTGTCTGTATGGTCGTTCTGGAATAAATAATCAGATGCGGTTACATAAATTAATACAGCATCTCCATGGTCTATATATGTCGTATTATGTACTGTTGGGGTTGCTATTGAATATGTAGTAAACGATTTCCCGGAGTTACCAAACTTTGAAACCTGAGTACAATACTCCACCGTGTCACATATATCATCAACTGTGTCATTTGCTCCTAACCATGTAACAACATTCCAACCAGTATATAATGTGGTTATTACTCCGCTTAAATTACTTGATGCTGCGTTTCCATTACCGTCTGTAACATTATATTCAACTATGAAAGCTCCATCATCTGATATATCAGTTCCTGAGAATGTTCCCGAACAATTAGATGTTGCGGCCGCTCTTGTCCAACTTCCCGTCTTTGTGGCGATTGCATCGCTTGTAGAGTTCCATATAATAGCCTCACAGAGTGTTGGAGTAACATCTGTTGCGAGTATCTTATAACTTACAATACTGTCCGTTATTGTCCAATTATATTTAGTTGTTACTGCTGTTGAGGCCGTGTCTACATTAAATGTCACGTTCACACTTGCTCCCCATTGCCCTGCGGAATCGTTTGCGTATGCTATAATCCACATGTTTCTGGTATTTGAAAGTCCTGTGAAGTTGTATATACAATGCATGTGTGTTGTATAATCGGTACAATTTGTTGATGGTAGAGTGTAGTTTGTACCCTCCAAATCAAATATTACTGTATCATTATTAGTTTCAACAATCGTGAAGTTCGCAAGTATATAATCCACTCCTGCGGTACTACCCACGGTTGGAGTTATAACTGTTGCTGTTGGTATGACCGTATCTACACTTACTGTATAATTATCACTTGTTGCGTTGCAGTTACTTGCGGGATCACATAACTTTATGCCTATTATGTTCTCTCCTTCTGGAGCTGTATAAGTAATATTTATTAAATCTGTTATTCCTGTTCCCGTTCCACTGGCTTTTATTGTTCCTGTGGTGTTTACAATAGAAGCTGTGTAAGTTCCTACAATAGCTGAGGTATCTGTTCCGTTTACCGCTATCCAAATATTAGCATTCGTTACCCATGTTCCGTTTGTGAAGGAAAGACTATCTACTATATATTGTGGTGTTGAATCATCAACATAAAGTATATTTGCAGTTGGTGACCATCCAGCGGAAAGTCCGTCGAGTGAACTCGTGTTATAACATTCAACCGTCCAGTAATATGTTTTTGTTGTGTTTGTGACTGCTGCGTTCTGATATAAAGTTGTTGCTGTTGATTCTGTTGCCGTTTCGTATGTGTGGAAATAACTTCCATTTGTTAATACGGGCAAAAAGTTAGTGTCAGTCAAATGTAATGTGCAATTTGCTGTTGTATAACTTGAATCATCTGAATCCACCCATTGGAATACGAATCCTGTTGTGTAATTATCAAGGTTTGTCCATGTGGCATCTGTTGGTGTTGTAAGAGATACGTCCTCCGGACCTATAGCAGAAGCTATTGATATTAATACAAATAATACTGGCAGTATTCCGATCAATGCATATTTCTTCATAATGTCCCCTCTCAATATTTTAATTTCCTATTGCAATCCAACTAAATGTTGCATCATCGTCTTCAGTATAGGCCGTGATTGTTCCACTTGCTAAAGGAAAACTCTCATTAACTGACACGGCTTTAGCTGTTGTGCCTATTTCTATATGGAAAAAACCATCAACGCTTGTAAGACCTGTTACAACTTCTGCTGTTCTAACTGAACCCGAAAGAACAGTTGTTCCTGTTGCATATCGTTTATCTCCCATTACACCCTTCTCTCCAAGTGTCGTTACTACTGTCATAATAATTCCTCCAATTTCATTATTTACCTATCGCCAACCAACTAAATGTGGCGTTAGCGGATTCAGTATATGCTGTCACAGTTCCGCCTGCTAAAGGTAGTGATTCGTTGATAGATACTGTTTTTGCTGTTGCTCCTATGTTTATTGATAGAAACATATCTACACTTACAAGACCCGTTACAACATCACCTGATGATGAACCGCCAGATAATACCGAAGTTCCAAAAGCGTATTGTTTGTCGCCCGTTACGCCATTATCTCCTAATGTTGTGGCTATTGTCATAATCATGCCTCCAATTTCATTATAAGTTCAATCCTTCCATCCTCTAGTTTTGGGATTTCTGCTTTCGGGTCGAGCTTCTTGATCATTTCAACTTGCTTGGGTTTGTTTAGAGCCTCAAGTTCTGAGTATCTTTTTGCTTTATCGGAATCATCTACGTTGTCTGGAAGTTTTACCTTTGGTTCTTTTCCTTTGTCTTCTATTTTTGTAACGTCCTGACCTTCAAGTTTCATTATAAGCTTGATTCTTGTGGTTTCGTCTTCAGGTATCTCTACCTTTGAGTCAAGTTTGGTCACTAAAGGAAACTGAAATCTTCTTCCACCTGCTTTAAGTTCTGGGAATGTATGAATCTTTTTCTCTTCCTTTTTAACAGGCTTTGGTTCTAATACCTTTCTGTTTCTTCCTCTAACAGATTCTTCTTGTTCTTCTTTTATTTCCTGAGCTTTCTTGACAATGGCTTCAAGTTCTTTAAGATCGACTTTCTCTTCTGTTGAAAAGTTTGTTCCTTTTCCAGATTTAAGGAAAAACAACTGATCTTCTGGTAAATTTACTTCAGCGAGTCTTGATCCTGAGAATCTATATACTTTTCCACTTGGACCCGACCATCTTCCGTTCTTGCTCGTTATCAATTTTATTTTCATCATAACACCTTCAAAATTTAAAAGGGGGAGGCTTACGCCTTTATATCCCTGATTTTTCCCTGAGCCCCGATAAATGGACAAATTAGTTCTGCATTTGTTCGGTACATTCCTTCGGTTCCGAATTTGTTGATTGCGAATGGTGTTCCGTTGTTCATTCCGGCTTCAAAGTATTGTGTTGGGTGCATTACTCTTAATCCAAGTCTGGGTTCTGGTGATCCCGGGTCGCTTGAGCTATCTAAAAGATACAATCTTCCAATACCGCCTGTTTCTGAAACCGCATCAACTGACTGTATAAAGTTCATATCATACAGACTTGAAACAGCGAAACCTGCGTTGCTTCCGAGTTGGCTTTGGATTCCGTTTACTCCGACTGAGACAAACTTCTCACCTGTCATTGGGTATCTTGCTTGTGTTTCGTAAAGTTGGTTGGTTACTCCCCATGTGCTGATAGATGAATAAAAGTTCTGGCCTACATCTCTTGCTCCTGATGTTCTTGTGTTTGTGATTAAATCCATTATTTTGGAGTCTGTGAGAGATACAAGTGCACTTTTTGTCTGGTCATCTACGTATGCGTCAAGTAATGTGGTTGCTCCACCATCTCTGTCTTGGCCGTAAATGTCAAGATCGCCTGATGAATAGCTCGTTCCCTGATCACTTTCGTATGATGATAGTTCGGCATAGTCTGCAACTACAGTATCTATACTTGTGAATCCAGTTGTTTCAGGTGTTCCATTCTCTTGGTTAAGATATTCATTGACCTGTTTCTTATGTTCTTCTGTTTTGTATAATCTTAACTGAGCCATCGAACCGTATGCATCGTCACCGCCTTTAGCGTATTCTTCTTGCATTTCATCGTTTCCGAATACGTTTGCGATCCTTCTGGTTTTTGTGCTGACTTCACTTGCTGTGGGTTTAGTTGTTGCTGGAAGGTTTCCCGCTTCTGCTACCCCACCAAAAGGCATTGTATCAGATACAGCTGTTACTGCTCTCCATCCTGATTTCTTGTATGGATATTTAGCTGTCATTCCGTAGAAGTTGGCTTCCAGATTCAGATTGATGTGTGCGAATGCACCATATACAGCGTTATAAAATCCTGATGTTGTACTTATAACGTCCGCATCCTTTGCAACATTGAAGCCTGATATAGGACTTATAAGGTTCTGACTTTCAATGAATGGTTGACCTGCACCGTAGTAAAGGTATTCCATTTCTGGCATAGTATTAACATATCTTGTCATATCATTCACCCTTTTGCTCCTTTCATGACATCATGGAATCGATCTCTGATATCATAGTCCATCATTTCAGCATCTGTTCTTATTGTGTTAGCCATCTTTTCAACCGTTTTAAGGTTTGCGTTGGGTTGTCTTGATTGCTGGATCATGTCCCATGAACTTAGGCCTACACTTTTATTGACTGTCTTTGGTGTTGCTGTTGGTCTTGGAGTGCTTGACTTTTCGGTAAACTTCTTAGCTACCTCTTCAGCCGTTTTCTTTGCGACCTTTTCGATTGTCTTTTCAAGGTCTTCTTTGGGTTTTTCCGGTTCCTCGTCTTCTTTTTCTGGTTCGTCTTCTGGTTTCTTAGGTTCGTCTTCGGGTTCATCTGCTTTTGTTTCTTCTATTGGTTTTACTGGTTCCGGTTCTTCTGGTGCAGCCATCTTTGTAAGCATTGCTTTCATTTCGGAGACAGCCCCATTAATTTCCGGTAGTACACTAACGGATTCTTCAAGGGCGGCCACTCGGTCATCTATGCTTACAGGTTGGCTTTCCCCTTCTACAGGGGCTTCTTTCTTAACAGTTTTTTCTGCCATAAGATCTCCTCTTAATTTTATATCTCCTTCGAGAGTATTAACTTTTATAACTTCTTCAAAAAAGTAACGTCCACCACCCGTGCCTATAAAAACTGTTTCGTCATGTGGTGGCTTTTCGCCTTCTTTGAGATAAACTTTTTTTGTTGCTTTTGTTGTGTGTCTTGCGTTTCTTTCTTCGTCTGTTCTTGGTGTTCCTGTTTCTTGTGGATCAGCATTACCGTTTAATCTTCCCGTTCCTCTTGGCGGAAGGTCGGTTTTACTTTCAACATTAGGTGCTGTGCTTTCCATTTCAGCAAGTTTGGTATAATAGTCAGGGTCTTCTCTTAGATGATCCAAAGCTATTCCTACAATTATTCCCATATCATTATTAACTGTTTCAGCGTGTTCCATTTCAGTTTTTATTCCTTGTGTAATCTGGTCTCTTGAAACATTAAGGTTTTCTTCCTTAGCTGTTTTTGCTACAAGATTTGCAGCTTCATTGAGTGCTAGTGGACAAGAAGGATTTTTTACGCTCGATACTTCATATTGCTCGAGGCCGTGTAATTTGGTTGCCCGTGATCCTGAGAATTTATCATGAACTGTTTCGCTTGGTTCCCATGAGATTCCACCCCAACTAAGACCCTTTCGTTCTCCTGATTTTATTTCACCCCAAACAATATCATCAAGTTGTTTACCTTTGAAAATCTTGTATTTGACCTTTATCCCGGGTTTACCGACATCTGGGTGATTTGCGGTTTCCCATGACACTCCTTTACCGATTTGTTTGTTTGTATGTGAGTCCATTATAGGAGCTCCACGTTCTATCCATGTAGGCATTTCTTTCTCCATTTCATCTACTGGAAGAATTTCATTATCAGAATCTTCAACTTCAACTGTAGCCCATCCCTCAACAAGTCTATCATCTTCATTTACAATTTCATCCATTGGAATCTGTTTTAATTTTTTATTAATGTCCCTTTTTTTACTAGAAGTGATTATCATGTTTTATTTTAGAAAAGAAGTATTTAAAAAGTTTTTTAGATTAATTTAAGACTCGACAGAGCTTGAATGACCATAATTATGGTCGAGATGCCTCCGACACCCAACCAGATCATTTTTTGATTAAAAGTAGCTTTTTTATCAAGTTTCGCAAATTCATATTTCTTAAATTCTGCGAAATCTTTGCAAAGAGATTTATATCTTTCTTCACAACCGTTATTTTGTTTGTTCAAATCTTTACCTAAAGAATTGAGTTTAGTTTCTATTGTAGAGAGTCTATTTTCTATTTTTAAGAATAAATTTAAATCAGGCATGATTAATATAACCAAAGGTTCATTAAAAAGTTTTGTTCCAATGTGTTGGGGTTTTGGTCGAGAAATTAAAAAACATTTATATTATCACTTATTTTATCTATTGTGTCCTCGAATGTTGACAACTTCATATCAATTCTTTGTAACATTTCATACGGGGTCATAATTATACCTTTCGACTGATTCTATGTCTACACTGTAGATGTGGGATAAATGGTCTGTCTTCTGTGTATATTTTAGGATCGGCTTCTTGTTTGATTATCTTTTTCATTTCATCTAAAGAAACACCGTCATTTGTTCGAGACATTATCTTTTTACAATGTTTGGTTGTTCTATTATCGGTGGGTCCAATCCATTTATACTTATGTTTACCTTCTGGATCGATTTTATTGAAGCTCCAGTCTCGCATAGTATTTTGAAGTGATGAGCTTTCTGTTCTAAATATCATATCGGCCTGACTGTCTTTTGCTCCTAGACTCATCATCTTGTTTTTAATCGTATCTATTTTGTCCTCGTCGAGAAGACCTTTAAGAAGTATATCATTTATTTTACCAGAGTTGTCTTTGGTCACACCTTCATACTTTTTATCGAACAAACTCTTGTATAGGGTTTTAATAAAATCATTCATTTGTGCATCCTCTAGTTTTGGTTTTGTATCAAGACCCGTTGTGGACTCATCAAACATTCTTTTAATCAAAGCCGTCAATGCAAGGTTACGTTCATCGTCTGACTTGAATACATCTTCAGGAGCGGACATATTTGTATTCTGTGGGAAGTATGAACTTTCCCGGGGTTCAACCGGTTTATCTACAGGGCTTGCTTTAAACGTGTTGTCGTCTTTAAAGGTTATGTCGAATCCCATCTCTTGCATCAGTTTAGCATTTGTTATCAGTTGGTATTGTGTTTTTAATTTGTCTAGCTCATTCTCTGTGCTGTTAGGATTAAGAATTACTTCATAATCAGTTATGTTTAATTGTTCAAGAATCCAAGGGAACACTTCATTGTTGTAAATAATCTGACCGTCTTCAACGGCCTCGTTTGTAACAACGATCTGTTTAGACTCGTTATTAAGACCACCCGAAGATTTAACATCTCCCGTATACATGGGCATGACTTTATAGAGTGCTGCGATACTTCTTCGCATTTCGTCTCTTACTTCACTAAACTGCATCTCATCAAGGTTGTTCATGAAGTCAACTGTCTCAACGAACTTGTTTTTACCTTGAGCGTTTACCCCTATTATCGGAGTTGAGTGTGGGTTCTTTTTGAACATCGCCAAAGTTTCTCCTATCATTTTCTTAAGACCTTTACTATCTGGAGTGTTAAAGAAAGCCATCTTTTTAGGTTGTCTTTGTTTGGCGTAATAATCATGAATATATTTATCTTGGTACATAAGTGAACGGACTTTATGCCACACAACTACAGGGGGCGGGAATCCATACGTTAGAGAAGGAAAGTATTTTGAAACATGAAGAACCTCTGACTTGGTATAATAGTTAAATGTTCCGTTATGGTTTTCTCCTTTGAAATAAGCAGGGAACGTCATTTTACCGCAATCACACCAATCTTTGTCTTTAAGCAACATAGCTCTATGAACAGGACAAAATGTTAATTTCTCACCGTTATTATTGAAAGCGGGTCTTCCAGAATCATCTGCTATAATTTTAATAAACAAAGGCTCTATTCTTACAAACTCTTTAACATGTGCTTCGGCTATTATATTTCCGTTCCATTTGTAATCTTTAGCACAAAGCAAAAACCCATCATCGTATGTCTGTAGATCGTTTTCGAACAACCTTAAACACTTTATCATGGTTTGATCGTTATCATTACAGTCTTTGAATATCTTCTCAATGAGTTGTTTTTGTTTTTCGTCAGGTTCTTTTATTTTCTCTATTGTTTCATAACCTTTTTTAAACATCGATCCTTCTATTGCTCTGTTTACAGTTCTTAGTATGTCAGAAAATGTAACCAAATCTCTTACTTCTTTACGGTGTATTGGCTGAAAAGGAATCTTCTCTTCAGTTCCTATCATGTGATGTTCGTCTAAACGGACTCTTGGAGCCATATCTTCATCGTAGGCTTTCTCTAATTTATCTATGGTTGCGTTCTTTTCTTTTACGGTTGTCAATCCTAATTTAGATAGAAGTCCCATTGAATCACATTTATTATTAGATATGGTTATTTAAAAAGTTTATCAAAGTGCATCCAGTAATTTATCGAAGTCCTCAATTACTTCCATTTCCATGTTCCCGAGAGTAAGTGAATATCTTAATGCATCCATAATATGATCATGCACCTTTATCGGTGTTTCCTGAACAGGTTTCCCGTCTTTGGTGTCAGGGAATCTATAATTTTCAAACTCCATTATAGTATTCAAGCATTTCTTATCTATGAATAATCTGGGCTTACCATCTTGTTGGGTCTCAAGATAGGTTGATACTTTTTTAATCCCCGCAAGTATAGAACTTGTTTCACGTTCACCTGATATCTTCTCGGCAGGGAAACATGTTAATCCAATGTTTCTAAATTCCTGAATACCCGAGGGATTTGCAGAATCAAGTATGTAAGGATACTCAGACCCGTAATCCTTCTTAGCAATCTCTGCAAGCTGAGCATCTGTTATATGTTTCTGATAGAACTCTTTCAAGATATAAGCCCGCCCATCATAGTCAAAACCAATATCGATTATGACAGATGGGTTAGAGAATCCAAAATCAACACCATATTTATGTTCCTTAATTTCTATATCTTTGGTATCTATGATATGCGTGTTGCGACTAAACGCCGGATATACCACACCTTCAAGACCGACAAACTCTCCCTCAAGTTCCTGTTTCGCAAATATCCCAACATATTCTCCTACAAGAGTGTCTATATATTCTTTAGGTAGATAAGGATTCTCTCTTGTCTTGGCCTGAACAAGGAAATAATCCTCTGTTGGTTTGTCTAGCCATCTGTCAAATATCCAGTTCTTTCCTCTAGGGGTCGTTGTTAACCAGAATTTAAGCGGCCCCTTCAAATGCCGCATTCTTCCTATCGTTACTCTGAAAGCATACTCGGGAACGAGTCCCGCTTCATCTATCCATACCCAACCAAGGTTAATGTTTCTTAATCGATCTATTGTTGTCTCGTCATCGCATGGTCTAAAAATAGCTTCAGAATTGTTTATAAGTATAACTTTTTGTTCTTGTTTTGAATAAGATTTTATAAGCTCTCTTGGTAGAAAGTCAAAAAATGTCTTGATTGTCGAGTCTCTAAGAAGTGGATATGTGGGAGCTAGTATTGCTCCCATTGACCCGGGGCAATTTACCATAGTCTTTATTGCTTCTATTGCACCTGCTACAGATTTACCCGAACCAAGACCGCCAACAAACGCTCTGAACTTTTTGTCTGAATCATGAAATATCTTTTGTTTGGCCCAAGGTTTATATTTTATCTTTACTTCTGTTTTCATTTACCAAACCCCCCAAGTATGTCGCCCTCCTGTGGTAATCTATACTTTCTTTGAAAGGTGTTCTTAGACCTAACAACAAGTCTCTGAGCAGTTAGTTCTCTCATTAATTGTGATGTCACTCCTTGGGTCATCTTGAATTGTTTTTCTATTGTCTTAGATAATGTCCACTCTGTGGTCAGACTATCGAGTATTTCCTTCTTGCGGATTATTCTATTACAGTATGGGTTTTTCATTTAAACCCTCCCCAAAAGTTTAGCGACCTTGCGGCTTATAACATCCGCCAAATAATCGTAATCTATTTCTGTTTTCGTTGACTGTTCTAAGAATATGTTTACCGGGCCTTCTTTCAATTCACACTTCTTGACCTCTTTGTTAGGTAGTAGAACGTAAAGTGATCCGCCTATCTTCTTAGTCTTTGTTAGAATTGTACCACCATTAATTTAATTTATTCTCTAGTAAATTATATAATTGGCTCATTTATAAAGGTTTTTTATTTAATAAAAAGAACTAAAAATTAACTTTCTTCTTCTTCGTCCTCAGAAACAAACCTGACAATGACCTCATGTTTGAAGTCGCCCTCTATCTTCTCGGCAACTCCTCTGGCCTGACGCTCTATGTCTACACCCGATTTAATCAGAGTGCTTACATCACGAGGGTTAAGTTCGTTAGGATCAAGAGTTTTAAGTTTCTCACCGGCTCTTATTTGCATGGCCTGAGCAAGTTTCGTGTGTCTTATGGTCATTTCTTCTAGTGCTTTCTCATGAG